TGGCGGCGGCCTTGATGTCCCAGAACCGGACGGGCTCGGGCGCCTGCTGGTCGGACGGACGAAGGTCCTGGAACCGGGAGCGCATCCGGTCGAGCGACCGGGCGACGACGGGCGGACGTCCATCGGTCGGTGTGGTGTCAACGGCAGAGGCCACGTTGCGGACGCGCCGCCCACGACGACTCATATCGGACACCCCTTGGAAGCCTCGGCCAGAGCTGATACCGCTTGCTTGCTCCGGGCCTCCACTCCCGTTGCCTCGCAGGGTAGCAGCGCGTCCGGACGTCCGCCCGGACGCCGATCAAGAACGCCAGCGGGCTCGGGTGTCACCGGTCTTTGTCTTGCACGTCATCGCTTTACCGGACTTGGTCACGCCCCGGGCACCGACCGGCGCGCAGAATGCACCGGCGGTGACTGTTTTCGTCCGGACGGACGGGGTGGACGCGGATGGTGCCAGCGCCTTCGGCTTCGTCCGGACGGACGGGGTGGACGCGGATGGTGCCAGCGCCTTCGGCTTCGTCCGGACGGACGGGGCGGACGCCTTCGGCTTCGTCCGGACGGACGGGGCGGACGCGGACGGGGCGGACGCGGACGGGGCGGACGGGGACGGGGCGCAACCTGCGAGGGTCAGCATGAGCAGGGCCGCGAAAGTGATAGCTCTAGGCATGGGCCGTGATGCTACCGATCAGCCCGGCGAAGTGCGCTGCACGGGCATCTCGACCCACTCGCGCCAGTTGTCGCCGCCGCGCCACACGGCGACCACCTGCCCGCGGCAGCGCCACCGGCCGAGGCAGCCCACGTAGCCCGCCACCGGGTAGACGAGGGCGGGCGAGGTGTCGCTCGCGTTGCCGATCCACTTCCTGTTGACGTCGCGGCAGGGCCCGCAGGTGTTCCTGTCGAGCACCTCGTCGGCGTAGAGCGCGGCCTCGGGCCCGCCGAGCATCGTCTGCCACCGGCCGTCGTGCTGCGCCTGCGTGAGCGCGCCGCCGAGCACGAGCTCGGGGTAGGCCGTGGTGAGGCTGTCGAGGTGCACGGCCACGTCGCCGCGCACGTCCCGCGGCGAGCGCCCGCGAAGCCATACCCGCATGGCCTCGCCGATGGCCGAGCCGACGAGGAAGGCCGCGAGCTGCCCGGCGTAGACCTGCGCGCTCTGCGCCGTCCGCAGGCGCTCGGGCGGCGTGGCGTGCAGGTCGTTCTCGCTGAGCCCCTGCTTGACGGCCTCAGCCACCACCTGAGCGCCCGCCTCGTTGCCGAGGTCGAGCATCGCCCGTTCGAGCACCGCGGCGGCCTCGGTCGAGCTCACGGCGACGCTGAGCAGACCGGCCACGTCCCCCGCGCCGACGTGGCCCTCGATCTGGTCGAGGATGGCGGTCACCTGCGCGCCAGCGAGCGAGGGCCACCGGGTGAGCAGGTCGGCGAGCTTGGCCTCGTATGAGTCCTGCACGGCTTGCAGGTCGGCGGGCTCGGCGCTGGCCGGGAGCTCGGGCCGGATGCCGTCCGGCGGCGCCGGTGGCTGCGGGGCGGGCGTCACCACGGCAGGGCCTGATCACGGTGCTCGTCGGCCAGCCGGGCAATCTCGCGCAGCGCCTCGACCCGCTCGTCTCGCAAATGCCCCTCGGGCGCGGACATGATGTAGCGCGCAAGACGCGCCACGTCACCGGCCGTCGAGGCCGCGCCAGACCCCCCGGGTGGAGGACCGGGGGGTGCTGGCGCGGGGAACGGGGGACCCGGGACCGGGAGATCGGCGCCATACCCGTTGAGGATTGTCCTCGCCTCGTCTGACGTGATCACCGTATTCACGCCAAGGTAGATTTTCTGGACCGCCTCCACGAGATCCCGTTTTCCAGCCTTTTCCATGCTGGCGTGGAATATTTCTGGCAAGCCGAGCCACTCCTGCACGGCTCCGGGGTCGGCACCCTTGTCGATCAGTGCAACGAGCGCGGCGACTTTCGAGTCGCGCTCGGCGTTCTCGGCCTCTTCATCCTCGGGCACCGGCGACTCGTAGTCGAACTCAAGCCCGTCAGACCCGGGGAACATCGGCAGGAACTCGTTGTTGAGCGCGGCCTTGATTCGTTCGAGCCGCGGGGCGATGAGCCACCGGGCGAAGACGTACTCGGCCGCCTGCGCGACCGCGCGGTTGCTGTCCTCGGTGTCGCCGAGCATCGGCTTGGGGAAGCCGAACGCGCGCCGCATCTTGTCGTCGGCGAGCTTGGAGAGCTCGACGAACTGCATTTCTTTTTGCGTGTACTTGGTATCAACCCATTTTGCGTTTTCGAGAATGGCGACGCGGTGCGCGTTGGATACGCCCTTGTGCTGCTCGCTCCATCTCGACGACATGCGATCGAACTCGGCGTCACTGAGCCGGTTTTCGATCTCAATGATCCCACCGGGAACAGCCCCGTTGAGGAAGAAATTGCGGTTCCATTCGACCGAGTAGCGCTCGCTGTCCACATACATGAGCACCGACTGAATCGGGCCTATACCGCGGTAGGGGTCGAGGGGGTTGGGCCGACGGATGAAGATCACTTCGTCACGGCGCAAAGGTACCTTGATGCCGTCCGGCGAGCTGTAGACGTAGCCGTCGATGAAGTTCTCGGCCGAGGTGACCGGCTGCATCCTGTCGGGGCGGACGGGCCAGATCTCGGCGGGCATGTTCACCCGCGGGTTGCGGGCGATGATCCACCACATCTCGCCGGTGAGGTCTTGGTGCTGCTGGCCTGCCTCAAGCAGGGCTTGCCGGTTGTAGAAGCTGTTCGGCTTGTTGAGGACGGTCAAGGCGGGGTGCGCCTTGACCTCGGTCCGGTCGTCCTCGCCCGTACTGCCCTTGCGGTACAGCTTCCACTCGACAGCAGCGACGCCGGTCGCGAGCTTGTCGACGATGGCGAAGAGCGTGCCGACCTGCCCCATCGAGCGCAGTTGCGCCTCGACGTTGCCGTTGCCGCCCTGCGCCGAGAACAGGCCGCCCCGCGAGGCAGCGGCGAAGGCGACCGGCGCGGCATCAATCACCCGCCTGGCGGCTACAGAACCGGTCACTCTGCGTCCGATAGCAGTTACGAACGACATCACGCCTCCACCGAAGGGATCAGACCATGACCACGATGCCCCGGCTCGCGTACCCCGCTCCGATCGAGAGCGCGAACGTCCCGGCGTTCCCCCGTCCTCGCCTCGCCTACCCGCTGCGCACCTGCGAGGTGGCGCAGCACCCCGCCGCGCCGTCCGGCGACCACCGGGAGAGGGCCGTCAAGTGCGCGTCGTGCCGCAACGAGACGTGGAACATCTGCGGCGCCTGCAACGCGCACTGTGGTCACTCGGCCTCTACCCCCTCGGTGTCGTCCTGATCGGAACTGCTGGACGGGGAGGCGATGACCGCCACGCACAAGGCGATCACGCCAGCCACCAGGAAGCCTAGGGCACGGTTCGCCACCCACGCCGCGACGATGATCAGAGCGAGGCCGAGCGCGTCGAGCAGCAGCATCACGGCTCGGCGCGTTCGGCGCGTCCGGCGGGCCCGGCGGAACGCGCGCAGCTCGTCGGGCGACAGCTCGAAGGCGGGCGGCGCCGGGCGGTTGCGCTCACGCAGCACGGCGAACCGGTCGGCGTAGGTGAACGCCCTCGCCGTCCGGTTCGCGTACCACCGGCGGGCCTCGCGAACCGGACGCCGCTTCATCGCCCGCCCCCCGTGATGGCCGTGAGGACCATCATCGCCGCGAGTACCACGGCGAGGACGATCACCACTCGCATGATCTTCTCGAACCGGTCCATCACATGATCCTTATCCCGGGGCGGGCGAGCGGGTCTTGATCCTTCATCAGGTACCGCATCGCGTCCATCCCGTGATCGTTGAGCTTGAGCGGTTCGTCCTTGACCGGCTTCCCGTCTTGGCTCGGGGCCCACACATAGCCCGGCAGCTCTTCGAGGGTCGAGCAGGGCTTGCGCGCCTCTTCGAGGTTGGCGTCGCGCTCGACGAGCGCGTGCCGCAGAAAGAACACCCGGGGCTTGCCGTCGTCGGCCAGCCGGAACCGGGCCTGCGTGACCTCGATGCCGTCCTTGACGTTCTTGTCGGCGCGCTGGGTGCCCTGCCCGATTTCGTTCTCGAACCGGGCGCGGTTCTCAGAGTCATGGTCAGTCAGGATCACCTGCGGGTATGGCTCGCTCCAGACGCGGTTGCCGTAGCGATCGGTCGTCGTGATCACCTCGAGAATGTCGCGGGCGTGCTGATCGACCGTGCGCTGTGTCATGTAGAACTCGCGGTAGAGGTAGAGCCGCCCGTCGGGGTCCTGCGCCCACATCTGGCACACGAACGGGTTGGTGAAGCCGAAGTCGACCGACCAGTAACGCGCCCACGACTCCCACCCGGCGGGCATCTCGTCGATCACGTGCACCTCGGGCGAGAACTCATCGAAGATCACGCCCTCGGCCGCGCACCACAAGCCCTTGCGCAGGCGCAGGTAGCGCACGCCGGTGAGCGAGTCGAGCTTTGCCATGTACTCGCGGCCAAGCGCGGTCAACTCGAACCGGGGCGCGCCGTCCACCCCGGGCAGCTCGTCGAACAGAACCGGGTTGTCCTCGTGGCGGCAATAGATCATCTTCGCCGCGCCGGTGTCGCACCGGGCCTTGAGCCAATGCGTCGGGGCGCCCGGGTTGCAGTCGGCGATGATCTGCTGATATGGCATCCGCCCGTTGCGCAACCGAGTGAGGATGTGCTCCCAGTCGGTGACCGTGAGTTCGGTTGCTTCCTGACAGAATATGCAGTCATACTCGGTCGACATGATCTTCGTCGGCTTGTCCATGCCGCCGACGAGGATCATCGAACCGTTGGCGAACCGGTACTGCGCCGGTTCCTCGGCGCTGCCGCCGTAGAACCACAGCGTGCCATTGGCAAGCGCCTCGGCGGCCACGTCGCGCCGCCACGTCGCCAGGGCCGAACTGCCGAGGGACACCTGTGTCTTACGGAGGATCAGCCCGCGCATGCCCGGGTACTTGAGAGCTTGCAGCAGTATCTTTTCGAGGCACGCCCGGCTCTTGCCCGTACCAGCCGGGCCGCTCATGACGACCTCGGCGTTGCGGCTCTGCAACACCTCGACCGCGCTACCGCGCGGCGCGTAGTGGTGCGTGAGCGCCTTCACCTCGCTCGTCATGCCGACCGGGAGGCCAGCCGCGGGAAGGGTCACGGCCGGTCGGCCGCCGTCCGCTCGGTGCCGGTCACCTTCGGCGGCCCGGCGTCCCACACGGCCACGAGCGAGGGCGTGCCGCCCCTGTCGTTCGGCGTCCACACGGCCGCCGAGTCCGGGCACCCGCGGCGCCGGGCCTCGCGGACCCACGCGACGAAGAGCGCCTCGACCTCGCCGAGCGTGGGCATGCCGCCGGGCGGGGTGCCGAACGCCGTCGCGGGAGCCTGGCCGGTGATCGGCCAGTAGAGCTCGACGCGACCGGTCGAGTTGATGTTGTCCATGTTCATGATCAGCCCTCCACAGCTTGATCGTCCTCGGTCAGATCTGATCGAGGTCAACACCGTCTATCTTGTACGTGACGATGCTGCCGCCGACCTGCATCGTGACCTTGTTCGGGATCTGCCCGAGCTCTTCGGCCGCGCCCCGCAGGATCGAGAGCTTGGTGCGCAGCCACACGGGGAGATCCTCGGTCGCGCTCGGCTTGTCGGCGCGCTCGTCGCCCGGTTCGAGCGGGTTGACCGGCGAAGGCGTGGCCGCCTCGATCTTGTCGGCGATGATGTTGTTGATGTCCTCGACGTCGGTCTGCATCTCGGCCAGCCGCGAGAGCTTATCGGCGATCCACAACCCGGTGAGCTGCTGCGCGAGCGCCTCGCGCAGCGCCTCGACCTCGGCCTCGTGCCGCCGGGCGAACATGCCCACGGCGGACGGGACGACGCCGAGCGCCTGCGCGAGGTCGCGGTGCGTGCCCTCGGACCGCGCGAGCTTGCCGAGCAGCCACTGCTTGCGCCAGCCGCGTTCGAGGTAGCCGCGTGGCCGCCGTGGGGCCGACGAGCCGACCTCGGGGTCGGGCACCTCGCCGAGGCCGTCGCATCCGTCGCACTTCATCTCGCCACCACCTCGCCGGTCCGGGCCTCGCGGAACATGTCACCCCTCGACGTACACAAGGGCATGTAGTACCGTTGGAGGCTAGTAGGTTCTACGCACACCTGTGGAGGGGTGCACGATGCTGCACATGGTAGGGCAGGCAACCGCAGCGGCGGCGGCCAGTGGATCAGGCCACGCGAACGTGGCCGTCGTGGCGCTGCTCATGGGCGGCGCTCTCGTAGGCATCATCGCCATGATCGCAGCACGTCGGCTGTGGGCAATCGAGCTGATCTTCTGCGGGGTGTTCTTCACCCTGCTGGGAGGCTCGCCCGTCGGCCGCGCGCTGTGGGATTGGCTCTGGACGCTCGGGGGGTGAGCCATGTCGACCCGAGGAAGAGGTAGCCGGGGCGGGTACGCCTACGGCACGCGGCGCCGGACGACCACCCGGCGCCGCTCGTCACGGCGCGGCGGCTTCTGGCGCGGCGTCGCGTACCACACGCACACGGACAACCTGCGGCATCGCCTCGGCGGCGCCGCGGGGCGCTCGGTCATCCGGGCCGTGAACGTCTACCGGCGGCGCAGGGGCAAGAGCGAGATCCCGTTGCGCGGCTCGTGGACGTCCGGGCGCGGCAACGGCCGGGGCGGCGCACGGGGTGGCCGTGGCAGCTCGCCGCAGGGCGGCAAGCCGATCAAGGTCGGCCCCGGGATGACGATCTACCCGAAGGGCACGAAGCCTCGCCGCTCGTGGCTGCCGGGTGGCACGTACATGACCGGCGCCGGGCTGCCGCGGGGCGGCTCGGGCGGCGCCGGGAGCGGGCGGGGCGGACAGCCTGCGCCCCGCCCGCGGACGGCACGGCCCACGGCACCATCTGGGCGCCGTCCTTCTCCGACCGCTGGCCGTCCGGCACCCGGGGGCACCGGACCGCAGCCTAAGGCACCGGCCCCCGCACCGGCCCCCGCACCACCGAAGACGACCACCGGCACCGGATGGCCCACCGGACCGGCCACCGCCCCCGCGTGGGGCACCCCGACCCCGAGCCCGGCACCCGCCGGGCCGACAGCAACGAGCAGTGGAGGAAACACCATGTCCCAGCCCACGAGCGGCGGCGGCTACGGCGGCGGCGCGGACGCCCTCGGGCAGGCGCCCGAGACCGACGCGCAGCACAGCGCGTGGGCCGACCAGTTCGCACAGGAACTCTCCGACCTCGGCGACAAGCTGCGCGAGCACCGCGAGATGCTCGAAGCCGAGGTCAACATGCACCCCTCGGTCATGGCCGGTCTCGACGAGGCCGCCGAGCACCTGAGCGAGGCGGCCGTCGGCATGACCAACCACGCGCAGGACTACGCCTCGACCTACGAGGGCGTCCGCGAGACCGCGCAGGCCACCGGCGGGCACATCCCCGGGATGGACCCGAACAACACCTACTGGGGTGAAACGGCATGAGCCACGAAGTCGACCCCTACGACCCCTACGGGGGAGGTGGACGGGGGCACGGGCGCGGCCTGATCAGGTCGCGCCCGGTGGGCCTCAAGACCGTAGCCGTGATCAGCGCGGCGCAGTGGATCGGGAAGCGGGCCGCAACCCGCCTGACGCCGATCTTCCTCATCCTGCTTGCGCTGCTCGGCGTGCCCCTCGCGTTCTGGGGCAACCCGGCGCTGATCATCGCCATCGGTGCCGGGCTGACGATCATCACTTACGCGACGCAGCGGCACATCACGCCGAACGACCGGATCGCCCGTCAGTGGGCGATCCGGACCGGTGCCCTGCCCGTCGTCGGCACCGGGTGGGTCTTGCTCTGGCACGTGATGCACCGGCTCGACATGGACGTGATCAATCAGACGATGATGATCGCGTATTGGCTCTTCGGCTGCCTTGCGTGGGCGTGGCTCTACGTCGCGAACTTCGTCGGCGCAAAGATCGCTTGGGAGCGGGCGCAGCGCGATTTCGGTCCCGTCGCCCGGCAGGTCGGCATCGCCGGTGCCGCCATCGTCGGCACCGCGAAG